CTTTATGTTCCTGAAGGTAATTACGCATAGATTCAGATGTTTGGTACTGCTTCATCAATGCAACTCTATTTGCAGAGTTTTTCTTGAATGCTTCAGCTTCCTGCTGTTCAGCAATGTTAGCTTGGTTACCTTGCATCTGTTCAGTAACCTGAGCAATCTTAGCATCAATAGCAGAAGTGTCACCACCTGCATTTTTGACCTTAGCTCTCTGCGTGTAAAGGTTGTTGATGTACTGAGCCTGAGCTTCAGGGTTCTGTGATGTAACATTCTGCAATAGTGAGTCTGTTTCATTCAACAGATCGCTTTGTGCTTTTTGTGCATCAGCAGCACGCTGTGCCTTTGCTTCGTCAATCTGTGCTTGCTGCATCTTCTGTCCCTGGTTCCAACGCCATAGAACAGACGGATCCTGCTGGTTAATCTTTTGCGATTCAAGCAAAGCAGCCTTATCAACATCGCCTTTCTTCAAAGCGTTGCCGATCTGACGATTCTTTGTGTAATCGTATACCTGTGTTCCGAACTTAAATGCGTTCTGCAAGGCAGCAGCACCTTCTCTTGACTGTTGAGCAAGTTCCTGTGCGCTGTCGCGGAATGCCATCGGACTCATGAATGTGGGTGTAATTCCAACGATTGCCATATTAAACTCCGAATAAACTTCTAATGTTAAAACCTGATTTATTTGGTGACTGACGTGCCGATGTCTTTTCAAGTGATGTACCTTGTCCGCGTTTAATTCTGTTGATTTCTTTACCAAGAGAACCAGCACGCATGAATGATTTCAACTGTTCAGGTGTTGCAGCATAAGTATAGTACTTGCCGCCACCTAACTGAATCATTGCTCGCTCAGTCTCAGGATCATAAACAATATCAGTAACGAAACTTGAACGAGCGCCAAGATTCTTTCTTAAGCGATTGTCCTTATCAGAATAATGAGGAGAATTCTTTTCTTCGGCTCTACCCATTTCCTTCCATTGAGGATTGCTTAATCTTGAACTATAATAAGTATTTAAAAGTTTATTGTGTTCATCTTGGGTTTGCGGTGTAAGGTACTCTGCATCACCTGGCTGGACCAACCACCAATTGGCTGGTCCTGGTGTTTTCTGAACTGGTATTTGAATGTTCTGGAAGTGTCCAAAACGTTCATCTACCATCGGTTCTTCCATTTGAGAACCAAACATCTTTGTCATAAGTCCAGGTGTCATGTGACCTCCTAGTATGAACCGAATACGTTCTGCATTTTAGGCAACTGCATTTGCTGCTGATTATTTGCCAACAGATTCTGTGTATTCATCTGATTGAATGCCTGTTGGTCAGCGTTCTGCTGAGCTGCCTTCTGCTGTGCCATTGAAATAGCGGCCATGATTACGGGTAGCATGTTTTCCTCCTTTATATCTATCCAAAGATGCGTCCAAGTAGACCTTTCTTAGAGTTCTGGTTTGCTGCCATCTGCTGTGCGAAGTTAGCAGCGTTCTGAGCGTCAATGTTGTTCTGTCCAGCAAGGTTGCTGATGTAAGAACCATAAGCATTAGTTGTGTTGTCCAGAGCATTCTGAGCATTGCCAAGAAGATCTTTATTCTTGTTGTATGTGTTCTGATATGCCTGCTGACCAAGGTTAGCGTTAGTAGAGAATTCAGACAATGACTGTTGACGATCCTTCATATACTTATCGTAAGCCTTATCTGCTTCCTCAGATGCCAATGCCTGTTGCTTAGCACCAAGAGCGTTTAGATAATCAGAACTGAACATATCACCAGCATTTGCCCTTGAGTTAGTCAAGGCATTCGTTGCTTGGTTGATTCTCTGGTTAGCGAACTTGCTGTAATAGTCATCTACGCTCTTATCAAACGAGAACTGACCAGGATCATAAACTTCCTGATTCTCAAGATTCTGTAGATACTGACTATACTTACCAGCAGTATCGCCGTAATTCTGATTTACTTTATTGAGATACTGTGAATAAAGACCACGGTTCTGGCTACTTGCATCATCAGCAGCTTTCTTCGCTTCAGATAGAGCTGCATTTGCTCTATTAACGCGAGCGTCCTGCTGGAATCCAAATACGTCACCCGGGTCAAGAATTGAACCCCAATCCATGATTTCCTCCTTAGAACTGTATAATAATAGCTATGCAGTTCTCTGAAACTTCAAGTGCAGATTGCTGCAAGGTTAAACATTGTCCTGTAATTGTGTCCTTGCGAAACTCAATCACAGGGGTTACTTCATTTCTTTCTTTTAGAAATTTCTGCGGTAGTACATTTGAACCGGCGCTGCACGTCTTCTTGAATAGACGTGCTTTGCCGATTTCAAGACACTTCCAACCGTTGTCAGTCGCAAGTGACCATGTACCAGCTGCTGCCTGAAGCAAGTCTCTTATGCTAGATTTGTCGTTAATGATCATACCGGCGTATTAAGCTCCTGGAATCTGATGTTAGAGTCACTGATAACCCAGTTACACGGCTCAGAGAATGCTACACGAAGGACGCATTGACGAGTCATACCCAAATTCAACCATTTTAGTCTAACAGAATACTGACCGCGAAGACCAACTGATGCCTCAATGACGTTACCATAAGTATATCCGCCGTCACTTGACATTTCAAGCAAAGCCTTACCTTCCTTATTATATTCTGTCATTGAACCAGTATTGCATTCGAGCGATAGTTCATAAATCACGAACGGTTTGTAATTGCTTGTGATTACTGGAGTTTGACGAACACGAAGCAAAGGCAATCTATGCTCGCTATCAAAATCTTCGTAATAGTAATCATCAGCTAACTCATATAAGTTGCCGTTCTCGCAAGATCCCGTGATTATCTTATTGTTGAACCAAACTGCATACTGTGGCATGTAAGGCTTGTTATTGCCTGTATAGAAGTTTCTAGATGAACGGATGTGCCATTCGCCTGTTGATACATCAAAGCAATATGTTTCATTCTTAATTGTGAAGACGTAGAATGAATGATTGTTCTTTGAATATGTCCAAGCACGAACGCCAGTAACATCGTTATCATTTAGAATCTTATCTAGCCACAAAGGCGAAATCTTCTGAACATTGGTATCGTCAATTCTCAAAATACATTTAGCGTTTGACTTACCAGTACCGATGCAGAGCTGTGTATGGTTAATAGATGCAATAGAATACGGAGCTTCTAGACCTTGTTCCTTGTTGATTGTGTAAGATGTTCGCTGCCATGTCTGATATGATTCAGAGTCACCACGCTGCCAGAATTCAATAGAAGATGGACCAAACAAGGTGAGCAATGCACCAACTGATGTCACAGCTATTGTCTTATCTGATGAAGACTCACCGTTGAAATACATCTGAGTTCCATAGTCATCTAGGAAACAGTAGACACCGGAGTCAACATCTTCTTCATCGACTGTAATCTTATCTGCTTTATACTGAACTTCGCCATTGATGATTTTGAATACTTGTCTTGTCTCGCGTGATAGCGGATAAGGAATAGAATAATAGACATATCCAGAACCAGTATCGTTCAATACGATAGATCCTGAAACTACAGCAATGTGAGAAGGCTTAATGTAGCTGTTGTCTTCATCAATGCGTTTTGGAAGGGTAATCTCAACGGGCAATCCTTTCTTAAGATCGTAACCGTGAATGGACTGACCATCAACCCAAAGCAATACTGCTCTTTCACCACCAGATTCAGCAAACTGAACGCAGTTTCCAAGAGCATAGTCGCCAATGACTGTCTTATTTCCACCACGGTCAATCTTCCAGATCTGTCCGGAAAATGCAACGAACAAGTCAGGCGTATAGTTCAATGTCTTGAGACCAGTCGTTGGCACATACATACCATCGCATTGTGTACCCATACCAAGATTGTCAAGATACTTGATACCAGGGCAGCTCTGCATGAAAGTGCGGAGATCTTTGTTTTCGGGTCCGTCAGTATTGCGTTCAGTAAACATATTACGCGAGATAGCCGAACCTTCAATGTTCGGGAATGTAGTCTTTCCGGTACCACCTACAAAGGAATATGTTATCTTTGACTGAGGCATATTAGCACCACTGAACTGGAGAGAATCCATTATAGTAATTGTCCATGTATGATCCCTTGTCAATGAAGTCGTAGGTCATTGGACGATTAGCATTGTTGGTTCTCTTGATTAGACGGATAGAATTATCAAATTCATTTTCAAATGTATCCTTAAGATCCATCAACTTATAACGAAGGCAAAGCTCAGCACAGAGACCATCTTCTAGCAATGTTTCATACATGTTGCTGATGTAGAGCGTGTCTTCAATCTTGATGTCAGGAATTTGCTCAAGATAGGTTACTCGCATTTTAGCGGGTGTTCTAGCATTCATTTCAATCTTGAGATATGTAACTGTATTGCCGTATTCAGGAGCGTTAATTGGGTCTATTCTGAGGTTTTCTGTCTCGACACAGTATTCAGTAGCGAGACCAACCTTTGGCTGACCATCAATACGAATCTTGTCAGCAGGATAGAGCTGAACGTAACGATTAGCAATCCATCTACCAACGCCAGTGACTCTGTCAGGCAATTCTTCAACGAAATGGGTAGGCCATGCTTCTTTCATCATGTTGTTCCATTCCATGAATGAGTACCATGTCTTTGCGCCATAGTAGTTTGTCATTGCGTAGAAATTGAAGCCTTCATGTGCTTCTTTAATGTGAGCGATGTCACCAATCAGACGATTAGATGCATCAGCTGCCATTTCATCAAATGTGTTATACTCGAACCAGTTATCTGGTTTCTTGGCGAATGTAATCTTGTCAGAAACAAATGAATCAAGAACCTTTACATCTTGAAGGATAAGATTCTGTTCATTTAGCTTAGCAATAACTGACTTAAGATCCTCTAGAGCTGCACGCACCTGAGTACCTGTAGCGTTTTGTCCGTCTCCGACGAGCGAACATTTCTGCAAGGCGTGCTGAATTAAACTGTTTACTTGTATTGCCATTGGACGGATCCTCCTATGGGTATTTATAAAGAAACAGGCACGAGACGTAGCCCATGCCTGTTGTTTTGGAGAACAAAATCTCCTATGAATTACTTCTCGAAGTAAACGGCGACTGCTTCACGCTGTTCCGGAAGAGTGAATGCGTGAGGAGCATCCAAACGGCCAAGAACCTTCATGTGGTTACCGTCACCATACTGAGACATCTTAATGGAGATACCGTCAACTGTTTCGGTTGCGTTTTCAGATCCCGGAAGATCGTCAAACTTGTAGGTATCAACACCGAGAGCCTTCTGAGTACGGACCTGGCCAACAAAGTACTTCTTACCTTCGGTCAAGATCGGAGATAGAGTCAATGCAGAGGTACCAGATGCTACCCAAGCGTTCGGGTTGCCGTATGCTTCACCTTCAACAGTGATACGGAGTTCAGGAATAGAACCATCTTTCTTAGCGATGATGATGTAATCCTGATCTGTTTCAATGCCGTCCTTACCAACAACCTTCAAGCCGTTAGCTGAGAAGGCCCAACCGTCCTTAAGACCAGTACCAGAGATAGATGTTACTGGCTCGAATCCCTTACCAGAAACGTCAGTCAATGTGATACCAGCAGCAGCGGCGGAGATGTTTGTTGCATCAACAACTGGGAGGTTAGCTTCGTTAATC